CACCGCCGGCCGCCGCTGGGAGATGGCCTCATACGCCGAGATGGCCGTGCGCTCGGTGACCGGCCGCGCCGCGATCGAGGGGCACGTCGACCAGCTGACCGCGCTCGGCGAACAGCTCGTCATCGTCTCGGCGGCCGCGCTCGACTGCCCGTTGTGCGAACCGTGGCAGGGCGAGGTGCTGGCGATCAACGGCGCGTCGGGCCCGCACACCATCCGGGCGCCGCACGCAATCCAGCCGACCGGCCTGCGCGGTCTGCTGCGCGCACCGGAGCAGGTGACCGTGCACGTGGCCGGATCACTGACCGAGGCGCGCGCCGCCGGCCTGTTCCATCCGAACTGCCGTCACAACATCTCGGTGTACCTGCCGGGCGTGACGCAGCGCCCCGAGACTCCGCCGCACCCGCAGGGCGCGACGTACGAGGACACGCAGCAGCAGCGGTACTACGAGCGCCAGGTGCGCGCGTGGAAACGCCGTGCTGCTGCGGCGCTGGACGACGCAGCGCGCCGGCAGGCGAACGCGCGCGTCCGCGACTACCAGGCCAAGATCCGCGAACTCGTGGACGCCAAGGGCCTGGCACGCAAACCCCACCGCGAGCAGATCGGCCGCGCGCGGTGATCTCGGGCCGCCAGGCGCGGCCCGTATCCGACCAGGCTCCAGGAGGGCCCCGTCATGTCCACACCCACCCCGCCGCCCGCACCCGCCCCTACGGCGCCCGCAGGCGACCCCGCACCCGCCGCACCGGCCGCACCCGCGCCGGTACCGGCACCGCCCGCTGCTCCCCCGGCCGCGCCCCCGGCGGGCCAGCCGCAGGACGTAGCGAGCCTGCCCGACTGGGCACAGGCGATCATCCGCGACACCCGCGCGGAGGCCGCAGGCCACCGCACCCGGGCGACCGCCGCCGAGCAGCAGCAGCAGACCGTGTTGCAGGGCATCGCGTCCGCGCTCGGCATCACCCCGCAGGGCGCTCCCGACCCGGCGCAGCTCCAGGCGAGCCTGACCGCCGCGCAGGAGCAGGCCCGCACCAACGCGGTGCGTGCCGCCCTGTACGAGACCGCTAGCCAGCACGGCGCCAACCCGACGGCCCTGCGCGACTCCCTCGCGTTCATGGAGGCCGTCAAGGGCATCGACCCGGCCGACACGGCGGCGCTCGTGGCCGCCGCGCAGACCGCCGTCACCGCGAACCCGGCGCTCGCCGCCGCACCCGCAACACCCCCGGGACCGCCCCGCGGACCCGCCGACCTGTCCGGCGCCGGCAACAACGGCCCGCAGCAGGTCACCGAGGACCAGCTCGCATCCATGACCCCCGACGAGATCGTCACCGCGCAGGCCGAGGGCCGGCTGCGGAACCTGCTCGGGGGCTGAACCGTAAGGAGGGCCCGCCGTGGCCATCACTCGTTTCCGGCCGGAAATCTGGTCGGCCAACCTGCTCGTGGCACTGCGGAAGCAGCTCGTCTACGCGGGCCCCCAGATCGTCAACCACGACTACGAGGGCGAGATCGCGCAGGCCGGCGACACCGTCCGCATCACCTCGATCAGCCGCCCGACCATCGGCACGTACACGCCGGGCGTCACCACGATCAACCCCGAACAGCTCACCGACGCGCAGAAGACCCTCGTGGTCGACCAGGCGAAGTATTTCGCGTTCGAGGTCGACGACGTGGACGCGCGGCAGGCCCGCGGCAACGTCATCCCGCAGGCCATGTCCGAGGCCGCGTACGGTCTGGCCGACGTGATCGATCAGTTCGTGGCGAACCTGTACACCGGTACGCAGTCCGCGAACGCGCTGGGTTCGATCACCGTGTCGATCGCGTCGCCGGGGCAGTTCTACGACAACGTCCTCGTGCCGCTCAAGATCCGCCTCGACAAGGCGAATGTGGCCAGCGAGGGCCGGTACGTCGTCGTCACCCCCGATCAGCACGGCGTGCTGCTGCGCGACCCGCGGTTCATCAAGGTGAACGAGTCGGGCGACGGCGGCACCGCGCTGCGCAACGGCATGGTGGGCCGGGCGGCCGGATTCGACATCCTGCTGTCCAACAACGCCCCGAACACCTCGGGCTCCGAGTTCGTCGTGCAGGCCGGCGTGTCCTCCGCCATCTCGATGGCGATGCAGATCAACAAGACCGAGGCGTACCGGCCGCAGGACTCGTTCAGCGACGCCGTGAAGGGTCTGACCCTGTACGGCGCCAAGGTCATCCGCCCCGACTCGCTCGCAACGGCCCTCGTGACCGTCGGCGCCTGACCAGGACTGGAGACCCCCCTCTCATGGCTCGTACCGCTGTCGCATACAGCAACCTCAACACCAACGGCTCTCTCGCCGACCCGGCGGGCACCGCGGTGACCTCCGGCGCCGGCAACGGCGCGCAGATCCCCGCCACCTCGGGCGGCGGCTCCCTTCCGGAGCTGACCGTCATCCGCGTGGCGAACGCCTCGGGCGGTTCCGGCACGGCCACCGTGCTGGCCGGCTCGCAGCCGCTCGCCACGTCCGGCGGCCAGGGCCCGGACACGGTCACCGTCGCCACCGGCGCGGCCGGCTGGCTCGGCCCGTTCGAGTCCGCGCGGTTCATCCAGCCCGACGGGTCCCTGATCGTCGAAACGTCGGTCGCCATGACCGTGACGGCGTTCAAGGTGCCGCGGCACTGATGGACGCCGACCACGTGTTCGTCCGCGGGGAGGGCGGGACGATCTTCCGTCTCGCTCTCCCCCTGCACGAGTCGATCACCGATCGGCTCACCCGCGGCCACCTGACGCGCGTCAACGAGGACGGAACGGACTGGACCGGCGACGCCGAGCCGTCCGTGCCCACACCTCCGACCGAGCGCCCGGCGCAGGCCGCCTCGAAGGCCGAATGGGTCGGATGGGCCGTCGCACAGGGCTCACGCCCCGACGACGCCGAGGCCATGACCAAGTCGGACCTCATCGACAAGTACGGGAAGGGTGACGCCTGATGTCGCTCACATCGTCTCTGCGCGTCGCCCTGACGGCCGTGCAGTATTCGGCGCTGGACCTGGGGACCTCGCGGTTCCCGGTCACCTACGACAAGACCACCAACATGCCCAGCGGCACCGCCGCCGGGCAGGCCGACCTCCTGTGGACGGACACGCGCACGCTGGCCGCGTCCGCATCCGAATCGCTGGACCTGTCGGGGACCCTGACCGGCGCGTTCGGCGCCACCCTGGCGTTCGCCCGAGTCAAGGCGCTGCTGATCCGCGCGGCCGACGCCAACGTCAACGATGTGGTGGTCGGGGGCGTCGCCAGCAACGGCTTCGCGTCGTGGGTCGGCGACCCCACCGACAAGGTGAAGGTCAAGCCCGGCGGCCTGCTGCTGCTGACCGCCCCGGGCGCGACCGCCTACCCCGTCACGGCGGCCACCGGCGACCTGTTGCAGGTCGCCAACGGCGGCTCCGGCACCTCGGTCACGTACGACGTGATCGTGATCGGCGCATCCGCCTGACCCGGAAGGGGTGACCGGCCATGGCCAGGGTCTACGCGACCGCGGACGACTACCAGACCTACGCCGGGCAGACCCCGCCGGCGGATATCGGCGTCAAGCTCGCGGACGCCTCGCGGATGCTCGACGCCGAGGTGTTCCGGCTCTGCTACTACCAGGCCGACCCGGACACCGGGCAGCCCACCGTGACGGCCGTGGCCGAGGCGTTCCGCGACGCCACATGCGCGCAGGTGCAGTGGTGGATCGGCCTCGGCGACGCCCTCGGCGCGGACGGCGCCGGCTGGAACGAGATCCGTATCGGCACGGTGATGATGCGCCGGCCTGATACGGCGATCTCGGGCGTGGACTCCCCGGCGCGGGAGGTCGCTCCGAAGGCGTGGGATGCGCTCCAGTCGCCGGACCTGCACCCGGACGTGTTCCGGCTGGGCATGGTGGTGGGCTGGTGAACATCCCCGGATGGCTGCTACGCCACACGGTCACCATTGAGCCGTACCTCGGCGCTACGGCGTACGGGCCGAAGTACGGGCCGCCGACGGCCGTTGAGGGGTTCCTCGACGAGCAGACGCGCATGGTGCGGGCGGCCGACGGGACGCAGGTGTCGTCGACCTCGACGTTTTGGCCGCGGCTCGACACGACGGCGCCCGCGCAGTCGCGTGTGACGCTGCCGGACGGCCGTGTCACGTCGGTCATCGCCGCGCTACGCCGCGATGGCGGCGGCCTGCCCGTGCCGTCGCACCTTGAGGTGCAGCTCAAGTAGGGGGCCGCCATGCCGCAGGTGGCACGCCTTGACTGGCAGGGACGCCAGCTCTTCGGCAGCCGTTTCCGCCGCGTCGCCTCCAGCGGCCTGGCCAGGGCCCTGGAACACGGCCTCAGCGTCTCCAACCAGCACGTACCACTGGACGAGGGCACCCTCGAACGGTCCGGCAAGGTCATCGTGAGCGGCCTCAACGGCGCGATCACTTACGACACCCCGTACGCCCGCCGACAGCACGAGGAACTGACCTGGCGCCACCTGCCGGGCCGGACCGCCAAGTACCTGGAAAACGCCATGAACACGGAGGCTGACATCATGCTCCAGCTCATGGCCGTGAGCTTCCGGGAGTGGCTGCATGGCTGACCTCGCCGACGGCCTGTTGCAGCATCTCGCCGCGGCAGGCCTGCTCACCTACGACCCCGAGGGCATCAACGGCGACGCGTTCTCCGACCTGATGCCCGCCGCGCCGGATGAGGCCGTGTGTCTCACCCTGTACGGCGGCGCCCCGGTCGACAGCAAGCTGCCGTACGACACCCCGAATGTGCAGGTCCGCACGCGCGCGCAAGCTGACCCGCGGATCGCACGGGCCCGCGCGCAGGCGATCTATGCGGAGCTGAACGGGCTCGGGCCGGTCACGTTGCCGGACGGAACGTATCTGCTGCTCGCGGTCGCCAACCAGACGCCGTCCAGCCTCGGGCAGGACGACACGGGCCGCCCCGAGTACGTCGTCAATTTCTCCCTTGAGGTCCACGCGCCGAGCGTGCACCGCCCCGCCTGACAGACCACCACCAGCCCGCGGCCGTCCGGCCGGCGGGCCACTTCTGCATGCCCGAGGAGGGCCCGCCCATGACCCCCACCAAGTACGACAGCCGCGGGTGCGAGTTCCAGATCGAGGACCCGGCCAGCCCGGGGACCTGGGTGGACATCGCGCCGACCGGCATCAACAACCACACGATCGGCCACACCTCGGCCAACGCGGACATCACCACGTACGGGTCCGATGGCGACTACGAGCAGCAGATCATGCAGCGCGGTCTCACCCTCAAGCTGGCCGGGTTCCGGCTTGTCGACCCGGACACGGGCGCGCTGGACGCCGGGCAGGCGCTCGTGGAGACGCTGGGCGCGGCCAAGAGCGACGACAGCGTGGGCACGATCCGCTTCGCCGGTCCGGGCGCCGTCAACTGGACCGTCTGGAACGCCACCTGCGAGCTGGACGACCAGGGCGGCGGCAACAACGACAAGGAGTCGTGGGGCGCGAGCTTCACGCGCTCCGGTGCGTCGACCACCGCGGTCAAGTCCTGATGGCGGCTGCCCGCGCCGTGAGGGCGCAGAACGACGCGCAGAACTGGGATGACTTCTGGGGCGAGGTCAACGCCGCGCGCACCACCGAGGTGATCCGCGGCGTGACCGTCCCGGTGCCCACCGATCTGCCGCTGATCTTCAAGCAGCGCATGACGGAACTCCAGGACTCCGACCGCGACGAGGACGTGCGCGAGCTGGTCTCTCTGGTCTTCGGTGACGGTGTGCTCGACCAGTGGCGCGACGCCGGTATGGGCGCGCAGGAACTCAAGGTGCTGCTCGCCTGGGGGTTCGCCAACGGCTCGGGCAAGCCCACCTCGTTCCGTGAGGCGTTCGAGATCGTCACGGAGGCCGAGGCGCAGGGAAAAGCGCCTGGCGCTCCGAACCGGGCGGCCCGCCGAGCCGCTACCAACGCGCGGTCGTCCGCTTCTGGCAGTGCATCGAAGCGGACTTCTTCCGCGAGTACCGCCTCGGCCCGCAAGACATCGCGCACCTGACCACACGCCGTTTCGGCGTGCTGCTCGGCGGCCTGTCGGGGGACTCGCTGTGGCAGCAGGTCGCCATGCCGTGGGTGCGCATCGTCGATGACCCCGCCCTGGTGAGGGCATCGCTCGAGAACCTATAGGGGGCCGCTATGTCGCTCAACGTCGGGCAGTTGCTCGCCACGTTCGACGTGGACCCCACGCCGGCCGTCGCGGGCATCACCCGCGCCGAGGCGATGATGCACGGTCTCGCCGCGGACGCGGAGGTCACCGGCCGCCGCGTCCGCGCAGGGCTCGACGAGATCCTGTCCGAGCTGCCGCCGATCGACATCACCGCGGACAGCAGCGAGGCCGACCGCGAGGTGGAGGCGCTGCGGCAGCGCCTCGCCCTGCTGCGCGACATGCGCATCGGCGT